GACAACTGGTGAGCCGGGCGGCGGCAGAGCAACGGCGGGCGGGCCAGTATCGGCCAAGACAACATTCTCTGATTGGCTAGAGCGTCAACCGAAGTCCAAGCAGATCGAGATATTGGGCAAGGGTCGGGCCGAGTTATATCAGAGCGGCAAGATCACCCTGTCCGATGTAGTAAACGGCAGGGGATCACCTTTGTCGGTTAAACAACTGCAAGCGAAGTATCAATAGAGTCTAAGACTCAAACCCGCGCTGGAGGCGCAACACTATGGCAAAGCCCGATATTACACCTGAGCTACAAGAATACATCGACGAAGTCATCAGCGGATTGAAGGACAAGAATTCAGAGTTAATTTCCGAGGTTCGCAAGCTGAAAGTCGGCAAGGCAATCGACCCGGCTGACATGGAAAAGCTAGAGGCGCAGATTGACGCGCTCAAGGCTGATAATGCCAAGCTGACCAAGGACGGTAAAGGATTCCAGAAAGCGGCAGAGGATGCGGCAAAGGCGCTGGAGCAGGAAACTGGCTTTACGCAAAACCTGCTAATCGAGAACGGGCTGACCGCTGAACTTTCCAAGGCCGGAATTACCAACCCGCAATTCCTGAAAGCAGCGCAAGCAATGCTCAAGGGTAGCGCCTCCATTGTTGCCGATGGCGACAAACGAGTGGCTAGAATTGGCGACAAAGACCTAGCCGATGCTGTCAAAGAATGGGCCGCTGGTGATGAGGGAAAGCACTTCGTCTCTGCGCCGAATAGCTCTGGCGGTGGCGCACAAGGCGGCGGCGGCAAGGGCGGCGACAGCATGAAGATGTCTCGCTCCGCTTTCGAGGCGCTGTCACCGGGCGCTAAGTCAGAGTTTGGCAAGAAGGGCGGGACTCTGACAAACGAATAGGCCTTTTCAAGCTCCCGTGGCTTTGTTATACTGCGGGAGTTGATTGAACAGCGACTGAGTTGCTGCATCCGTTCGGTTGAGCCGATAGGAACTAAAACCTCTTATCTAATTACTGAATAGGTGACATTTATGTCCACGAATACGCTTACCAATCTATTGCCAAATCTATACGCCTCACTGGATGTAGTCTCACGCGAACTGACAGGTCTTATACCCTCAGTCACGATGGACTCGCGAGTTGATCGTGTTGCAAAGAATCAAACCGTTTACGTCCCTATCGCTCCAGCTAACACCGCTGGCGGCGACATTACGCCTGCGATGGCAGTTCCAGCCGAGTCAGATCAGACTATCGGCAGTTCCTCAATCGTGATTGACAAGTATCGCGCCTTCCCGTTCTCATGGGACGGTGAGGAGCAGCGTGGCGTCAACTCCGGCCCCGGCTACCCTGACATTCGCAACTCGCAAATCCAACAGGCTATGCGGGCCGCAGTCAACGAAGTTGAAACAGACCTTGCCGTTCTTCAGAAGCAGTTTAGCCGCGCCACTGGTGCTGCTGCAACTACTCCTTTCGGCACCGCTGGCAACTTCACCGATGCAACAAACGCTCTGAAAATCCTCAAGGATAACGGCGCACCTGCAAGCGACAACCATCTAGTGATGAACACTGCTGCTGGCGCTAAGTTCCTCGGTCTACAGGGTAACTACTCTGTAACCAACGATGCAAGCATCATGCGCCAAGGCGTTTTCTTGTCAACTGCTGGCATGGATTTGCGCGAGTCTGCACAGATCAACACTAGCACTGCTGGCACCGCTGCAAGCGCCACAAGCACAAGCGCGGCATTCACAGTTGGTCAAACGGTAATCCCGTTGGCTACTGCTGGCACAGGCTTGATTGTTGCGGGTGACGTAATCACTTTCGCAAACGACACGAATCAGTATGTCGTGACCTCTGCGACTTTTGCGGGCGCTAACCCTGCAAGCGGTGACACAATCACACTAGCCGCTCCCGGCCTTCGTGTTGCTCAGGGCGTTGCTACTCGCGCCATCACTGTTGTCGCTGCTGCTGCTCGTAACATGGCGTTCAACCGCTCTGCTATCGTGCTGGCAACTCGCCTACCAGAGCGTCCAAGCGAAGGTGATATGGCGATTGATGTCTCTACCATCACCGACCCACGCTCCGGCTTGACCTTTGAAGTGGCGGTTTATCCCGGCTATCGCAAAGTTCGCTACGAACTTGCACTTGCTTGGGGCGTAAAAGTCATCAAGCCAGAGCATTGCGCCCTATTGCTGGGATAGCATAAGCGTTAACCTTGACAAGAAAACTGTCATTGGTTAAAATAGAGCCTCTTTAATAGGAGGCTTTATGCTTAAAAAATTCAATCTTGTAGAAACAAAAGCAAAAACTATAAGTGTTGGGGATGTTTTCGGAAGGCTGTCAGTTTTGGCGGTTGGTCAGGTTCCCGGCACTTATAGATATTTTGCAGTTTGTAAATGTAGTTGTGGAAGTCAAGCCAAGGCTGTTCGGTCAGACAGCTTGGTAATGGGAAAGGTTGAATCGTGCGGGTGCATCCAAAGGGAGCGCTCGACAACGCACGGGATGACCGCATCTGGGCAGTACGGCAGATGGCGGCACATGATGAGCAGGTGCTACAACGAGGGCGATAATTCATACAAAGATTACGGCGGCAGAGGAATCACAGTTTGTGACCGCTGGCACCAAGTAGAAAACTTTGTTGAGGATATGGCGCCATCCTACATCGAAGGTCTTGAAATAGACAGGCGCGATAACGATGGCAACTACGAGCCTTCAAACTGTAGGTGGGTTACACGCGCAGACAACGCAAACAACCGTAGAACTGGCCACATGCTAACCCATAACGGAATTACCCAATCGCTAACAGACTGGTCTAAGCAAACAGGCATCGGAATCGGCACCCTGAGCGAAAGAGTGAATGTCTTGGGCTGGAACGCAGAGCGAGCAGTTACCGAGCCGGTAAATGACCGCGTAGAGAATATGCGAAACGCACAGAAGGCAAGATGGGCAGGACACAAGAAAGCGCCAAAGAAAGCAACAAATCCAAAGCCATTAAGACTTGTCACGCTTGATGGTAAGTCATTATCCATAGCCGAGTTGCACGCAATGACCGGTATACCCAAAGCCCTTCTTCGCAAACGAATCTTTGAGCGAGGCTGGTCGGTAGAGAAAGCAATAGCGGACAGAGGCGATTATGACGATAGTAGTAGAAGATGGAACGGGAAAGTCTGACGCCAACTCGTTCACAAGCGTTGCAGACGCCACAACATATCACGCATCGCGTGGAAACTCCGCATGGGCTGCTTTAGCCTCTGACACTATCCGCGAGCAGGCGCTAATTCGCGCCGCCGATTATATGGAGCAGGCTTATCGTAACCGATGGGCTGGCTACCGCGTTACATCAACACAATCTCTATCATGGCCCCGCTCTTGGGTGCCGATGGACGATGTTGATTATATCTCGACATACTACGACAACGACACGGTGCCTACTCTTGTCGCCAACGCTTGCGCTGAATTGGCGCTAAAGGCTGCGACAGCTACTCTACTATCAGATCAAGGCCAAAACGTCACCAGCGAGACTGTAGGGCCGTTGTCGGTAACGTATGACAAGTACAGCGGGCAAGCGACGAGGTACACGGCAGTTGACTCAAGCCTTGCGTCACTATTTGCAAATGGCGGCTCATCAATTCAGATGAAAGTGGTGCGACGTTGAGTTTCAACTACGCCAAGTCACAAGCAACAGCAACCAAACTGCTTACGCAATTCGGGCAGACGGTAACGCGCAGGACGTACACGGCTGGCGCTTACAATCCAGCAACGGGCGCAAGCGCACAGACTACCGCAGACACCAGCCGCATCGGCGTCTTGCTTGATTACAGCAACAAGGGCGAGCAGTACGTCTCTGGCAACCTGATTCAAGTTGGAGACAAAAAGTTACTGCTTGACGGCGCGGGAGATGCTGCGCTGACTGACCGTTACATAGTGCAGAGCATAGAATACTCTGTTCTATCCGTGATGGAGTTAAAGCCATCGGCCACAACTGTAATGTTTGAATTGCATCTGAGGGTATCGTGAGCTTTTCTGCTGATCTAAGCAAGTTCTGCCACAAGGAAGCGCCAGAGAAAACGAATAAGATTGTGCGCGGCGTTGTGATTGAAATAGCAAACAGGCTTATTTCACGTTCGCCAGTTGGTGATGCAAGTTATTGGCAGTCGCCGCCCCCCGCTGGATATGTTGGCGGACACTTTAGACACAATTGGCAGTACGGCTTCGGCTCCGCGCCATCGACAGAGCTTGGCGGCACAGAGAATGACGCAAAGGCAAGAATCGAGAGTCAGGCATCGAGAGAAAGCGGACAGCACTGGATTGTAAATAATACGCCCTACGCCGAGCGGCTTGAATTGGGCTGGTCTGGGCAAGCATTACCGCAGGGCATTGTCGGGCTAACCGAGCTAGAGTTTCCTGAGATTGTGAGGAGTGTGGTCGGATGAGTACAGTTCTAGTTCGCGCCGCCTTAGAGACCGCCCTAGCCGCGATAAGCCCATCCCTTGCTACCGCATGGGAGAACGTAGATTTCACGCCGCCAGCGACCTCTACGGCCTACCAGAGCGTGACCGTGATGTTTGCCCAGCCTGACAATACATCTTACGGGGCGGGCTATCGAGAGCTAGGAATTATGCAGGTAGATTTGAACTATCCGCAGCAATCTGGCCCATCTGCCGCGTATACAAGGGCAGAGTTGCTGAGAACAACTTTCAGGCGTGGCGCTACTTTCACAAGCGGTGCTGTCTCCGTTGTAGTAGATAGAACGCCGGATATTATGGCGGGTAGGAATGAAGGGGGGCGCTACGTCCTACCAGTTCGGGTTCGCTTCTTTGCACAACTTTTTTGAGGATTGACTTATGACAATAGCAAGTGGAATTTTAAAGACAACCGCATTTAAGAAGCAGACCGCGCTTGGTTCTGCATCTACTGGTTCTGGCGGCAGCGAGCTACGCCGGGTAACTAGCATTTTCACAGCCCCCGTTGATACTTATGAATCGAACGAGATTTCGACTCATCACCAATCAACAGGGACTTCCATCGGGCTGCACCGGGTAACTGGCGCGGTGAGCGGTGAGCTATCTGCCTCGACATACTCAAGCCTAATCGGCTCGATTCTCGAAAAGGACTTTGCCACAGGCGTAGATTCTGGCGCTCTGACCATCACTTACGCAGGAAGCGCGGGCGCATGGACTGCAACTCGCGGCACAGGCTCTTTTCTGACTGACGAGATCAAAGACGGCGATGTGATTCGTGCTTCCGGCGGTTCTGTAACTGCAAATAATGACCGAAACTTCCTTGTTGTTTCTGTCACGGCTTTGGTGATTACGTTTATCGCAATTGATGGCGCAACTGTAACGGCTGGCTCATCAACTACCACCACTTTGACAGTGACGGGCAAAAAGACAAACGCGCCAGCAACAGGCCATACGAAAGACTACTACACTGTCGAGGAGTGGTATTCGGACGTTGCAAAGTCTGAGACGTTCATCGATACCCGAGTTGGTCAAATTGACGTAAGCCTTCCCGCTACTGGCAACGCTACAGTCTCGATCAACATGGTCGGCCTGTCCCGCGTTCTTGGTGGTTCGCAGGTTCTCACCTCGCCAACCGCAACGACTACCGGAATCATGAATGCCACCAACGGCGTTATCTTGGTCAACGGCTCTAAGCAAACTGTCGCCACTGGTATCAACTTCAGCATTTCCAACAGTGCTGAGAATGCTGGCGCGGTAATTGGTTCAAACTACGGGCAAGACGTAACCACTGGCCGCATTATGGTCTCTGGCACGTTCACAGCGCAATTCGATTCCTCTACATTGCAAAGCCTGTTCGACAACGAGACAGATACCTCCATCAGTGTGGTTCTGACAGCCGACAACACGGGCACAAGCGATTTCGTGGCCTTCACTATCCCATTGGTCAAGCTGACAGGTGATGCTCCTGATGATGGCGAGAAAGCCATTATACGAAGCTACCCATTCACCGCTGAATATAACGCAGGCGGCGGCACTGGAATCAGCTCTGAGAAGACGATCATAAGCTGTCAAGACTCCGCAGCTTAAACTAGGCACCCTGCCCTGCCGACCTCACTTTGCCGTGGGGAAGGCGGGGTAAGAGCAAAACACTACGGCAAACTGAGGTATTACAATGATTTCATTAGATGGTCTAAACGCTGTAACCGCTGGAAACACCCCCTATGAATTTGAGTACAAGTTTAATAATGGCAAAGGCTCGGGAGTGTTTTTACAAATACTTGGCTCCGAGTCTGAGAAAGTGGCTGTGGAAACTGCTGCGATTATTGCGTCAGAAAGGGCGCGAGAGCAAACAACCAAAGAAGCCGGGAAAGAATACGAATTCGACGCTGTAAAGGTTGGCAAGGAGTTGGCCGCTGTGCGAATAGCTGGCTGGCGCGGAATCAAGGAAGACTACTCGCCAGACAACGCCAAGAAGCTGTGCGCTAGTAATCAAATGATTGCTGACCAAGTAATGAAGAACAGCAACTCGCTGGAAAATTTTATCAAGCTCTGACCCTCGACCTTGTACGTTGGGCAAAGTCAGAGCGCGAACTCAGCGAACCACAGGGAGACGGAGCTTCACTTCGACAGCATCTAATCAGCCTAGAAGCTAAGACCCGTCAACCGCACGAAATGTTATCCGGTCGCCCGCCACTTAGAAAGGACGCATCGTATCTTTGGGGATGGTGGCTAGAAATGCGCGCAGAGCAAGGCCCGTCCGGTTTCGTCAACTCCAAAGCAATGCAGGACTGGCAGTGGCTAACAGGAAACAGGCTCAATATGCGAGAGCGTAAGATTATCCAAACCCTCGAATCCACTTGGAGAAATGCCGGATGAGTACAGAAGCCTCCTTAAAAATCCGCGTAGACTCCAACGAGGTCAAAAGCGCAGACCGTTCGCTTGATAGCCTATCCAAGTCAGGTGATAAGGCGGACGGTTCCACACAGAAACTCGAAAAATCCACAAAGAGTTTATCTGGCGCGGCGAGACTTGCTGCCACTGCCTTTAGTGCTTTGGCGGCGTCCTTCGGTGTGCGCGAGATAATCCAAGCAAGTGACGCATGGCAAAACGCTGCCAACCAATTGCGGCTTGTCACTACTGGCGCTGCCGATCTCGCAAAGACTCAAACCGCATTGATGAAGGTGTCAAACGATACCCGCTCTAGCTTTGAATCCACCGCAAACCTTTATACTCGATTGACTCGGGCGACCTCAGAAATGGGGCTTTCGCAGACAGAGCTATTGGGCATTACCGACACTATCAACAAATCATTCGCAGTCTCAGGCGCTACGGCTACCGAGGCGGCGGCAGCTATTACGCAGTTGTCTCAAGGCTTGGCCGCTGGCGCATTGCGTGGCGATGAATTCAACTCTGTGTCTGAACAAGCACCGGGCATCATGCGGGCGATTGCCGAAAGTCTAAATATGACCATTGGCGAGCTTCGAGACTTCGCGGCACAGGGCGGCATTACTTCAGATATTGTTGTGACAGCATTGCAAGGCGCTGCCGAGACGATAGATAACGATTTCAGCAAGTCGGTTAGAACCTTCGGGCAGTCAATGACGATTGCCAAGAATAACATGCTTGAGTTTGTGGGCGGCAGTGATGCGGTTACTGACACAATGTCAACGGCTGGCGCTGCTGCAATTAGGCTTTCAGAATCCTTGACCCCCGTTTCCAATACAGTCTCCGACATAGCGACTGTTTTATGGGAATCATTAAATCCCGCTATTGCAGACACAGAGTTTTTTATACGCGCACTAGGGGATGGATTCTCTGACATAGGCGACTCGCTTGCTACAGCAAAAACCGGCTTTGCGTCTCTTGATGAGGTGCTTAATACCTTCTTTGGAAATGCCAATAGCGGCGCTGTGTCGATGATTGAAGTTTTCCAGCTAGCGTTCGGCACAGTCATTCCAAACACTGTCGCCGTTGTGCAAACTGGAACAATAGCCATCGCTGACGCATACCAGCGACTTAAAGTAATCATTACCAAATCAGGGCAAGAGGAAATAGACGCCCTGAAGCTGCTAGACAACGCTAGGGCAACAAGCGTTGCCGAGGTGATGAACAACAAGGACTCGCAACTAAACGCGCTATACGAGCTTATATCTACTCAGGCAGAGGCGCGCAAGTCAGTAAACGAGTTAATCGACTCACAGGATGACCTGAACGATTCTGTATATGAATTTGTTGGGCCTATTCGCAAAGCGATTAAACTGACATCTGAGCAGAAAAAAGAGATAGAGAAAGCAAACGAAAAGACTCAGGATTACGTTCAGACTTTACGCGAGAAGCTAACCGCTACAGAGATGGACACGCGGGCTGCTGAGATATACAACGCAGTTCTGAAGGCAGGCACGAACGCAACCTCTGAGCAGATTGTCGAAGCGGCAACTCTTGCGGCTACCATTTACGATGTAGAGGCGGCTCATGACTCTGCGGCAGAGGCAGCAAAGGAGCTAAAGAAAACGCAAGACGATGCTGCCAAGGAAACACAAAAGAGCTGGGAAGCAACCCACGATTACCTGTCCGGCGCATTTGTTGACATCATGAACAACGGCGGCAATGCCTTCGATAACATCGCCAAGGCTTTCGAGCGCACTGTGCAACGAATGGTTGCTGAGTGGGCTGCTAGTGGCTTGATGAAGCTGTTTACAGGCGGCGGCATGAGCGGGTTTTCTCTGCCTTCTCTTGGCGGCGCTGCTGCTTCTAGCGCGATAGGAGGTGCGGCTGGCGGGCTTGGAGCTGTCGGTGGCGCGTTATCAAGCGCGGGTTCGTCTGCTATGGGCGCTTTATCGGCTGTTCCCGGCTGGGGATGGGCGCTAGGCGGCGCTGCCGTTGCTGCAAAACTGCTCGATAGCGGCGGCACTATGTCAAGCAATGCCGGAATACTCACGCAGAATGTTAGCGGTGCGTCTGGAAATACTTTCTCGCTTGGGGCGTTTGAGTCAGGCGCGCAGTTCACTGGATTTGCTAGGCGCGAAGATCAAGGGGAAGCCCTCAAGATTGCTGAAACTTTCGGCGCTTATGATAGCGTTTTGACGCAGATTGCGCGCTCTGCTGGAATCAATCCAAACATCAAGGCTTCTGACTTTGTTGGAACCAGCGAGACGGGAACAGGGCGCGGCGCTTTCTTCGGTAGTGCTGGCGAGGAAGGTGGCGGGAAGGGAACGCCAGTAAGCCAGCAATTAGACTCCTACGTTAAACAGTGGGTTGAGATTGTTGGCCGCTCAAATGGCATCGACCCTGCAACTATTAGTTCCATTACCAGCAAGGGCAACGCTGACGCAATGATTGCCTTCGCCTCTGCTCAGTTCGGAAAGCCCCAAGGCTCATACGCTAACGGTATCGACTACGTTCCGTTCACTGGTCAAGCCAAGCTGCACCGTGGCGAGAAAGTGACAAGCGTGGCAGAGCGTGGCCGCGACTCGGTTAGCAATGACCGCATGGCCGCAGAGATGGGCCAGCTACGACAAGAAGTGCAGGAGCAAAAAGTGTATAATAGGCGTACTTTTGAAATTCTCGATAGATGGGCAGGTTCCAACTTCGCGGTGACTACATAATGGCTGCTTCTGATTTCAGATTAATACGACCAGTGACTATCACTGACGCCATTGTTACCTCTAACAGTGTGGCCGAGGCCGATGCTACCGAGTGGACTTCCGGAACCCGCGTAATTGGCGACCTGCGAATGGTCACGACAACGGCTAACGGGGCAAGCGTTGCGACTCACTACATCTACCAAGCAAACACGACAACGGGCGCAGACCCTACTCTAGTCGCTAATCAAGGCACAGGCAACGGGTGGGACATTGTAGGCGCAACAAACGCTTGGAAGATGTTCGACCCTGAATACCAAACGCAGACCACGAACACCGATACCATTGTGGTCGATATTGCTCCGGTTGTTGGCGTTAATGCGGTGGCGTTGCTTAATCTTGATGCCGCAAGCGTGACCGTCTCCCAAACCACAACGGGATATACAAGCACACAAAATTTAGTCAGCCAAGAGGTTTTGAATTGGTATGATTTTTTCTTTGAATTACCGACAAGACGGGCAGACGCTGTATTCACGGACATACCTCCATTTGCTGGCAAGACTTTAACTGTGACAATAGACAGTACAGGAAGCACAGCAAAATGCGGAACTCTCGTTGTCGGCACACAGAAAGTTCTAGGCGCGACACAATGGGAAGCGAATCGAAGTATTAACGACTACTCGACAGCGGCAGAAGCTGCCGATGGGGTCGTTACCTTAACGCAGGGCGGTTACTCAAAGCGGCTCAATATGGAATTCAACGTTCCCGTAGGTTTTGAATCAGAAGCCACAAGGATTCTAGAAGAATATCGCGCAACGCCAATGGTCTTTGTGGGCTCAGAAGATTACGCAATGACAATAATCTATGGCTTCCTCGGTTCGTGGGCTGTGCCAATCTCTAACACTGGGCGTAATGCCTTCGTTGAAATTAAAGGGCTTATTTAATGACCACAATCACTCAGACGATTACGCCGCTACCCGCTGCACCTGATGCTACAACTCAAACGCCATCGGCCTATGCTGTGACCGCTACAGCATTTGCAGAGGCATTGCCAGACCTTGTAACGGAGCAGAACACGTTAAGCGGTCAGATAAATACGGTAGCCGGAGAGGTTGCCGCTGACGCTGTCGCAACTGCCGCTGACGTTGTTTCATCAACTGAGCAGGTCGCGCTTGCTACGGCACAAGTTGTTCTTGCTGATGCGGCGGCAACGGCTTCTGAGAATTTTGCCAGCGCGGTCGAGTGGGTTTCTGGCACAACTTACGTTGTCGGTGACGTTGTATGGTCGCCCATTGATTACCTGCCATATCGCAGAATAATTGCAGGAGCAGGAACTACCGACCCAAGCGCAGACGCGACTAATTGGCTGGGCATGACTCCGTCATCAGGGGCAGGCGACCATTATGTTCGGCTTAATACAGCTAACGGCTTTGGCTCAAGTAGCACAAAGGTTCGCAGGTTCGCAACAACAGAATCCAGCGTCGGCACTGCGATAACTTACGCCGACAGCGCAACGCTTGGGGCGACATTCACGATAAACGAAGCTGGCATTTACTCAATAACCTATTGGGACACCTATAATTCCGATGGGCTTGACGTTGCAATCACAAAAAACTCTACTGCGCTTACGTCTGCGCCATCAGGGGTTCCTGTTGGGCAATTGCTGGCATGGAACGGCGGTGGAGGCTCTAACACAGGGACGCTGACCACGGCTGTGGTGGCTTTGACTTCCAGCGATGTTATTAGAGCGCAAACGCAATCATACGCCATCAACGGCACTGCGGCACAGGCAGTATTCTCCATAAGAAAGGTTGGGTCAATATGAAACTACTTGTAAATACACCTCGCGGGATTCAAGAAGTTATCGAGGTTAATGAGGGCGGCGGGTATTTCGATTCCTCGCTTGTTCTGTGGGACGAGCGCGATCATGGCGCATTGCCCGAGATTACTTTGGGCGGCATGGTGCGCTCTGGTGATTCCTTAGTGTTCGACCAAGGTCGGAAGGATTCTCATGACGCGGTTTCGAATGCGGATGATAAAGCCGAACTAATCAAGGCGGCAATAAGCAATTACAACGATTCGCTAAAGGCGCTCGAGGAGGCATACCCGCAAAAAGAGCGCGACACATGGCCGCAACAGGTAACAGAGGCTAGAGCTTACCAAGCGAGCGATCAGGCCGCTACGCCTCTTATAGACGCCATGCTGACCACTAAAACGGGAACCACTAAAACGGAACTGGTCGGCAAGATAATGACGAACTACACGGCTTATTCTGCTTTGGTAGGCGCTGCTCTAGGACAGATGCAAACCACGCTCGATGGGCTTGCGTAATGTGGCGCAGACTCGGCATAGGATTTCTAGCACTCATAGCGACATTCCTTGTCACTATGGGCCTGATACAAATACTGCTCACCTGCTATCGTCTTGAGATTGACGTTTACATGACGAAAGAGCTGTTCCTAATGCTCACGGCAGGGGAGTTTGTGTTCTTTTATCATCACATGATGCGGCTGAGTCGTTAAGCACTACGCTTGCAATAGCCCGTGATTCAACGCCCATCCGCGTTTCTTTCTTTTCCGCATCATTTTCAACAACCACTTTGTAGCCATCTTCCAATTCAACTTTAGTTATCATCACTCCACCTCCGCGCTTATTAGCTCCATGCTCTACAGCACTAATCATATTCTCTATTGCATCGCTCATTGCATACCCCTAATCTGTTTTAGTCCGGTTAGTATACGCTTACGACTATCGGCGTCAAGCATTATTTGGTAGAATATGGGTACTAAAACCCACGACATAGCAGGGAGCGCATCACAATGTCCAGCGAAAGAATCCAAGCCCTTGAAACTCAACAACTAAACGATTACGAAGCAAGGGCGAAGCTATTGGCGAAGGTGGACAATATCGAGCGCGACGTGCAGGAAATTAAGATTTCACTAGGAAGGCAGAGAGGATATATAGCCGGGGCGATGTCTGTAGTGGTTGTCATTTGGACAGTGGTGCTTTCGGCGGTGATGGTGCTGTGGGATAGAGTGGTCGAGTCAATATCTGGAATGTTCCCATGAAGGCCATCGACGATCTAATCGAGCGAGAAGGCGGATACGTCAATCACAAAAATGACAAAGGCGGACCAACTAAATACGGAATTACCCAAAAGACAGCATACGACCACGGCTACAATGGCAACATGATTGACTTCCCCCGCGAAATGGCAGAGCGCATCTACGTCGAGCAATTCTACCTAGGCACAGGAATCAGCAAAATAACGCATCCTGCGGTTGCAGAGGAGCTTCTTGACTCTGCCGTGCTTCATGGCCCATCTACAGCGATAAAATGGCTGCAAACGGCTCTAAACGTGCTTAATGACGCACCTCCTCTAGTTGTTGATGGTGTTTTGGGCTACGCGACTAGATCGGCGGCGCATTCCTTCTTATCTCACAATCAAAAACGTGGCGGCGCTGTCGTGCTGGTGCGCGCTCTGAACTGCCTGCAAGGTGCTTATATGCTTAGCCTTGGCGACTACGGCAAGCCCTTTATTTTTGGATGGCTATCGAAGCGGGTGGCGCTGTAATCCCAATGTATAGAAACAGCCGAAATTTAATCATGAGCATCGAATAGGCTTCACAAAATGACTTCAGGCATTAATTACGAGCTAATAGAAGGGGGCAAACGTGGACGACTCCTTGCGGATGAAGTTTATACGGACTCTATATCTGGTTATGTGGCTTCTTTCAATAATGGCGATATGCGTTGTCGGCTGTTTCCTTGCGGTGATCTGGTGGTTTACGCAGGTACTATCTGGGATTTCGGAACGTTTGCGATTGACACTCCGGCGATGGTCATCGCGTCACTAGAGCATGATTGCTTTTGCAGCATGACAAATGCGCGAGTGCTGCCGTGGTCTGTGCGATGGAAGGCCGACAAGAACTTCTTCAAACGATTGGGTTCTAACGGCGACAATGTTTCGAAGTGGTGGCGCACTGGTGTTGTCATGACCTATTCGCAGCTATTCGCTAGGTGGAAGGATAAATGTTAGTGCTAGAGAGCTTATTCAAGCTCTAAATGGTCGCCACTCTTCCCCGTCCTATTAAAATATTCTCGCTTTCTAATGTATAGCAAATGCTTACACTCAGAGCATCTATCATGTTTATTATTTGGGTTTCTTATCGCCTTGGCAGTTCTTGCTTCATACCAACCGCAATTGCATTTGACGAGCCATTTTGCATCAGCGTTCTTAGCCGCGCTTATTTTTCCAAGATACCCGATTACAGTAAGCCTTCCAACCATTACCCCCACTAACTCATGGTCTTTTTGGTTGGGACATAATTTAACTTTCTTTGGGAACTCCCACCTATTGCACGTTCCCGGAGTGTACATAGGACCCCATGATTCGCCTCGCGCCATTACTCTGGCGGCTGTCTTATTCACTGGGTTCCCTGCAATAAAGTTATAGTCCATTACGCGCCCTCGCATAAAGTTATCAAGACTAGCCCCGTCTGCTCACCCATTCACGACCGTGAAGGTGCGGGGCCAGAATTCTTAAAGTTGCGGCTTCTTCGACCGGGTTACTCCCAATCCTCACAGGCTTCGGCCATTGCCTGCTGATGTGTTCCGGTAGCGATCTCCGGATTTCGGCACCCTGCCAATGGCATGAGCATTTAGCACCGATTTCTTTACTCACTCAGTGCATCGCCACTGCGCTTTACACATCGTAGAACCCTCGGCAAATGGCGACCAAACCCCTAGATAGCATCGTCATGTAACTTCTAGTCCGAAGGCTCTACGATATATAAAAAGCGCATTTCGGGCAAGGCGCGCCACTCCTCAAACATGATATGCAACCCTTGCAGATTTCGCCCCGGTGCGCTAATACTGGCTAGGAAAGCCAAGCTAACATTCAGGGGTCTACGCATCGTGCCAGACGCGATTCTTAAATCTCTGTGCTAAACTTAATCAGCGCCTCTAAATTACGCCGCGCTCGGATGGCAGCTAAACCGCCCCTTGCCGCAATGTCCACGGCCTCCTCTTTGTCGCAATATCCAAAAGCGATATGGTCGCCTGATTTCGCCATGAACCACTCAGCGCCGTACTCGTCCACGCCCATAGTCTCGATTACCATGTAGCCCCCTTGTCGCCTCTCAGGTCACGCATTAAAAAAGCTATCGTGCGGTATGCTCTGATAGTGTCATCAAGCCCCATCATGCTTAGGCCAGCGTTTAGCAGGTCAATCGTGGCGCGCTGTTCTTGCTGCGTGTATTCTAACTCTGAAGGTGTCATTTACCGCCCCTTATTTAATGTTTAGTAATTATCGGCCTATTGAATTGCCCCCTTGCGGGGGCTGTGGTTGTTATGCTTTTTCAGTTGGCGAAATTGGAGACACCTTTCCATGCGCCTCAAGAATGCGGTCAGCGTAAAAGCTGTCAAGCTCAGTAAGCAACTTTGAGAACCCGCTCTCCCTAGAATACGCAGATACAGAATAGCCACCCACAGAAAACTGGCTAGGTCTTGCGCGAGAATACTGATATGCGCCAGAAGCAACTGCATCACTAAATCGCTGTATTTTATTCGTTAGGCGCTGCGCCTTTGTCATTTTACCCAAAGCATTGTTATGAGCTATCATTTCTGCGTGTGTCATGTCTGTTTCCCCTTTTTGGTCTGCTTTATTGCTGACCATGTAGAGATAATAGACCTACCAATCGCGGTTGTACAGCTATTTTCGCATATTTCGCATTTATTTTTACAATGCCAAGCATTTCAATCACTTAGCTGTTCAATATTTAGTGCAAAACGGGCAAATCCTCGTCAGATTTCCGCACCATCACTTCCTGACCGCACTCGGCACAGCACGCGGAGGCGTCTGAGTATATGCAGAATACCTCGCACATACACTCAGGACATACTAGCTGGAATACCTCTTTCATGCTCGCCACTCCCCATCGATTATCCAGAGCAGCGTGCGCTTCCCATTCAAGTAGATCGCGCAATGACAGTGCATCCATGAGCTGGGGCCGCTGCTATACTCCAGCTTTAGTCGTGAACTGGTGCCGACTTGATAAACTCCGTCCATAACCCCCGGCGTGTGGCTGTGTCCAATGATTGAGCGCACCCCTATTCTGCCGAAGCCTCTAATGGCTCCCCTGCTGCCGTTTGGCCCTTTGTCGCCGTGCATCCCGCACTCTATGCCAGCTATCATTACCGATTCGTCACGGGGTGGAAACTCGCACCTTGCAGCGCATTCTAGCTTCTGACGCATCCAGTACACGAACGGGTCTATGTAGCTGGCCCCTGATTCGCTCATCTTGGCGGATATTGCCATTGCTAACGCTGTCTTTAGGTAGAATTCGCAGTTCTCTGGGTCGTCCTTCCAATCGGTATCTTCTACCCATCGAGCCAGTGCGTCAGGGTGATTTGATGGCGCGAATATGATGCGCTGCCCGTCCAGAGTATGCTTGTCAATGAATGCGGCGCACTCGTCAACCTCATCCTCTACGCTAGAGCGGCCATCTCGCCATTTTGATATTTTAGTGAACACCTTTTTGTGGTGGTGATGATTCTGCGAGTGGAAATCCATCACATCATGGAATACTACCGCTTCAGGCTGCGCCACGTTGATTATTGAGCCTTTG